ATTTATATGTGATCCAGTAGAAAAAAGAGGTATAGAAGGAGGACTTCATATATGGGAATACCCTGATTATAATAGAAATTATATGATTGTAGCTGACGTTGCAAGAGGTGATTCTAAAGATTATTCTGCTTTTCATATTATAGACATAGAAGAAGCTAAACAAATAGGTGAATTTAAATCACAAATAGGCACAAAAGAATATGGCCATATGTTAGTATCAATAGCTACAGAATATAATAATGCTTTACTTGTAATTGAAAATGCAAATATAGGATGGAATACTATTCAAATAGTAATTGATAAAGGATATAAAAATTTATATTATTCTCCTAAAGGAGAAGCAGCAGTTAATGCAGATGCTTTTTTAGCTAAATGGCATGATATAGTAGATACTTCTAAAATGGTTCCTGGTTTTACAATGTCTTTAAAAACAAGACCTTTAGTAATAGGTAAATTAGATGCCTATATGAGAGAAAAATCAATAATAATTCAAGGAAAAAGAACATTAGAAGAATTAAGAACTTTTATTTGGAAAAATGGAAGAGCAGAAGCACAAACAGGATATAATGATGATTTAATTATATCTTTAGCCACATCTTGCTATGTAAGAGATACAGCATTAAAATTTGCCCAACAAGGGATAGATATAACAAATGCTGCATTAAATAATTGGCAAAAAAGCACTTCTGCTATATATACAAATAAACCCAATAAGGGACAAACAGGATGGACTCAAGACTTAGGAGAACATGGTCAACAAGATTTGACTTGGCTCCTTTAATATATTTATAACAAACAAATAAAGAATGGCAGATACTAGTTTATTTTCAAGATTACAAAGATTATTTTCAAGTGACGTAATCATACGTAATATAGGAGGAAAAAGACTTAAAGTAATGGATACAGCTAGAATCCAAAAATATGGAAATCTAGCTACTAATTCTCTTTATGATAGATTCACACGTTTACACAAACCTGTAGGATCCTCCTTACAATACAACCCAACACTTAATTATCAATCAATGAGATTACAGCTTTATAGTGATTATGAAGCTATGGATCATGACCCTATTATAGCAGCGGCTCTTGATATTATCTCAGACGAAACAACAGCAAGAAATGAATATGGACAAGTTTTAAATATTAATTCTTCAGATGAAAATATTCGTAAAGTACTTCATAATTTATTTTATGATGTTTTAAATGTAGAATTTAATCTTCCTACTTGGGTTAGAAATATGTGTAAGTATGGAGATTTTTATCTTAAATTAGAAGTATCTGAAAAATTTGGAATTTATAATGTTATTCCTTTATCTGTATATGAAGTAGTAAGAGAAGAAGGAACAGATCCAGAGAATCCTTCTTACACTCGTTTTACATTAGACCCAAATGGTTTAGCTAGTGGAGCTGTAAACACAGTTAGAAGAGATCAATTCACATTAGAAAACTATGAAATGGCTCATTTTAGATTACTTACAGATTCAAATTATCTTCCTTATGGTAGAGCTTACTTAGAACCTGCTCGTAAAGTATTCAAACAATTAATGTTAATGGAGGATGCAATGTTAATTCACAGAATTATGAGAGCTCCAGAAAAAAGAGTATTTTATATAAATGTGGGTAGTACAGAAGCAGATAAAATTGAACAATTTATGGCAGATACGGCCAATAAAATGAAAAAAACACCTTATATAGATCAAAACACAGGTGATTATAATCTTAAATTTAATGTTCAAAATATGACGGAAGATTTCTTTATCCCTGTTAGAGGTGGAGATACTTCAACAAGAATTGATACAACAAAGGGTTTAGATTATGATGGTACTGGAGACATAGAATATTTAAAAGCTAAAATGATGGCTGCTCTTAAGATACCTAAACCATTTTTGGGTTATGAAGAAGGAGTAGAAGGAAAATCAACACTAGCAGGTATGGATATTCGTTTTGCTCGTACAGTAGAACGTGTTCAAAGAATTCTAGAATCAGAATTAACAAAAATAGCATTAGTACATTTATACTCACAAGGATTTACAGATGAACAATTAGTTGATTTTTCTTTAGAATTAACTACACCGTCAGTAATTTATGAACAAGAAAAAGTAGAATTATTTACAGCTAAAACAACAGTAGCTCAAACAATGATTGATAATAAAATCTTTAGTAAAGATTGGGTTTACGAACATATATATGGTTTATCTCCTGATCAATATGAAGACCAAAAAGAAGCTATGCTTGATGATGCTATGGATAAATTTAGAATATCACAAGTTGAAAACGAAGGAAATGACCCTGTAGAATCAGGAGTATCTTATGGTACTCCGCATGATTTAGCTTCATTATATGGTAATAAGAGAGATAAAGCAGTAGGGCCAGCTCAAATACCAACAGGATATGATGAAAAAGAACCAGGAAGACCAGTAGTAGATCCTAAAAACTATGGTTCTGATAAAGGTAATTTCAGCAGAGACCCACTAGGTAAAAAAGGTTTATCTCCTGAAAAATCAGATAAACCTATGGATACTAATAAAATTTCTACATTTGAAGCTGCAAGTTTAAAAAAATCTCTACAAAAACTTCGTAATAAAAAAGAAATTTTAAAAGAAGAAGACGAAAATGGTCTTTTATCTGAAAAAAATATCAAGCCTCAAGAATAGGTTTATATTTATATATAGATAAATTGCAATTTAAAAACATGAAAGTAAAACATTCTAAGTACAAAAATACTGGAATTTTATTTGAACTCCTTACAAGACAGTTGACTGCTGATACAATAGCAGATAATCAACCAAGATCTTTATCTATTATTCAAAAATATTTTAGTGGTAATTCTAATCTATTAAAAGAATATAAGATATATCATACTTTTATAAACCAAAAATATAAAAGAGATAGTCAAGCTACAATGCTTATTAATACTTTAATAGAAGTTCATAATAAAATTAACAAATCACAATTAAGAAAAGAAAAATATAATTTAATTAAAGAAATTAAAGAAACTTATGATATTAATGATTTCTTTAAAGCTAAAATATCAAATTATAAAATATTAGCATCAATTTTTAATTTATTAGAAAACAAAAAAGCTTCTCCTTTATCTATAACTAATTCTAAAGTAACTATTTTAGAACATATTGTAGAAAAACCTAATAAAACAAACAATAATCCTGTCTTAGAAAATTTTAACAAACAAGATAAAGATACTAGATTACTTACTTATAAAGTTTTACTTGAAAAGTTTAATAACAAATATAATATTTTAGATGAAAATCAAAAACTATTATTAAAAGAATATGTTAATAGTGTTACTAATAGTCCTGCTCTTAAATCTTATATTAATCAAGAAATAAAAAATGTTAAAAACCAATTATTGAAATATTCTAAAAAAGTTGAAGACAAAGCAGTATCAATAAAGTTAAAAGAAACTAAATCAATGATTAAACCATTATGTAAAAAATCATCAGTAAATGATGATAATGTTATTAATTTATTAAATTATTATGAATTAGTAAATGAATTAAAAACAATCCATGGTTAGTCTTATAGATATATATAAAATAAAAGAATCCACTCTAACAGAATTAAAATCAAATAGAGATCCTTCTAGAGGAGACAAAGGTAAAGGTAGAGAAAGTGAATTTTATTTTATAGACGAACCAGAGGATCCAGAAACAGGATCAATTAAGTCAAAAGTAGTATATAAAAGATCTATAGCTAATATGATTAAAGATTTAGAAGCTGAAATTCAAGATTTTGAAAAACTAATCAAAGAAGAAAAATACGAAAATGATATAGTATTATATAATATAACTGAAGATTTAAAAGATATATTTAATACCTTTAGAACACATGTTAGAAAAAAATACCCAGATGAATATAAAAAAGTAGAAGAAGCAAGTGCAACAGGTACTGGAGCTTCTTTTACACCTGGTGTTAGTATGGCTTATGCTACTCCAAAAGCTTTTGCTAAGAAAGGAAAATGGAAAAATAAAAAAACAATATATAGAGAACAAGAAGAAGAAGAATTAAGTAAAGATGTAAAAGCACTTGAAAAACTAATACATCAAAGAATTAATACAAAAGACGAATGGATAGATATGTTTCAATTATTAATGACACATTCAGAAGAAATAATGGGGTTAAATGATCCTATTATAAGAAGTCTTTTACAACAATCAATGAAAGAATTATAATATGTTATTACAAGAATATATC